AGCGTTCATCGTTTCGTCTTCCGGTTTGCGTTGCGTCAGGTCTCAAACGCCCGACCCCCACATAGTAGCAGTATCGCAACTACCGTCAAGAGGACTTGAGAAGATTCCTTTGGACGCCCCGTTTTGCCGGGGATTAGCGGGATTTCCGCTTCTTGGTCGGACGTGCAGTTGCCCGCTTCCGCTTCCCTGCCCGACTGGACAGGGTGCCCTTGAGGGCTTCCGCTGACGCCCGGCTCACGCTCCAGGCCCGACCGTTGACGAGCCAGCCATCAAGGCGGCCGCCGGAAGTCCGGTCCGACGTGGGCTTTCCCTTGTCGTCAACCGGAAGGTGCTCAAGCAGTTCACGCCGGATGAACTGCTCAGAACAGCCGGCGATTGCGGCTGCCTTTGCAACCGAGACCCAGTCATCGTGAACGGCCATGGCGATCATGCCCCAATCGTAGTGGCGAAACCGCAACAGTCAAACTGTCCAATCCGCCCAAACCGCAGAACCCGCAGGCCCGGCACAGTGCCGAAACCTGCAGTCCTACAACCGGCGAAAATCACGATGCTGGCCAAAAGTAGCAGCGGAGGGCATGGGAATGCTTTTGCTGTCCACTAAAGGTTTGTACACTAGTGCCAGCAACCACACCGGGAGGACTGGCGATGACGATCCGAGACCTACTGACCGAGCGGTATGCACCGCTTCACAACCTGTCGCAGAGGAGCGTGATTCTGTTCGGGCATTCCATCGACCGGCTGCAGGATTTCCTCGGCCGCGAGCCGGTAACGACCGACTTCGATGATCTCGTCATCGCCAAGTTCCTGCGGTGGCGGGCGGTCACGCCGCACCGTGGCCGCATCTGTTCGCCGGCGTCGGTCGCCAAGGACAAGGCCCACTTGAGTGCCCTGTGGAACTTCGCCGCCCGCAAGCGGATCGCGGCCGAGTTCCCAGACCTGCCACGTCTGAAGGTGCCTACGCGGCCGCCACGGGGCTACACGGTCGCCGAGGTGTCATCGCTCGTCCGAGCGGCCCGGGCCTGTCAGGGCTCAATTGGCGGCATCCCAGCACCATGGTTCTGGGCAACGCTGGTTCAGTCGCTCTGGTACACGGGCGAGCGGATCGGCAGCCACATGCGGCTCCGCTGGTCCGAGTTGGATCTCGACGCCTGCCGGATCACGTTCCTTGGGGAAACCCGCAAGGGCGGCATCGAGACGATCCAGCGGGCAATCCACCCGGACCTTGCCCGGCAGTTGCGTCTCCACCGCCGGGCGGATTCCGATCTCGTCTGGCCGTGGACGGAGCACCGCGTTGCAAACAGCCTGTTCCAGTCGCTGCGAATGCTCTGCCGGCGGGCAGGCGTGAAGGCCCGCGGGTTCCACGCCATCCGCAAGGCGAGCGGCTCCTACGTCAAAGCCGGTGGCGGCGATGCCACGGACCACCTGGGCCACGCCAACCCGAAGACGACGAAGGACCACTACCTAGACGTGGCGATCACCGGGCAGCAGTCGGCCCTCGACTACCTGCCGCCGCTGGACCTCGAAGGCGGGCCGGGGAAGCCGATGTAGACGGTTGTTGATCTTCGTTGATGGCCATTTTTGAGATTGCAAGACCAGCATGCACCGCTATGGTTGAGCGGGCCGAAAGGAGGCTGACGTGAAAAAGGAAAGCGAAGTCCGCAAGCGTGTCACTCATATGGCCCGCGAGGTCTTGGTGCTGAAAAAGTCGATAGCCAAAATCGAAAAGTCGATGAGGCTGCTACTGGGGTCTTTGGATATGAGCGACAGCGCCATGCTGGACTCTTGCGAGCAAATAGACTTCAGCGAGTTCTGCTCAAGGTTGTCGCTTCGGGCGTACAAGTCGCTGGAAAAGGCTGGCGTCGTGGACAGCATATCTCTGGCTCGGCTCACGGTTGCTCGGCTGTGTGAAGTCAAGAACTGTGGAGAAAGTACCGTCGCTGAAGTACAGGATCTGCTGGCAGAGTACGGCGTTGCACTCCCAGCTGAAGACTAGACGGCGAAGCCGAGGCAGACGCAGCGTGTAGGATGCAGCCGACCTAGAAAACAAGGCAAACGCTGGATGATCCCGAAGCAGATTTCGGGACCATGCGTGACCGAGCAAGCGGGGAGGCGGCAACGTGGAGGAGGACACGTCGTCGCACTCAACCCGCCGCCCGGTCAGTCTCCGCGAATCTGGCACAGGCATGGACGCTCGGCCGCCATCGCCGCTGCCACCTTGAGCCGGCGGACCTCGGCCAGCAGCCGCATGACATGAGCCGCGAGCGTGCCCGAGGTGCCGGTGTACGCACCCGAGAACCGACGGGCGTCCTGCTCACACTGGGCGAGGTAGGCGTCAGGCAGGGCATCAGGCACGCCGGCACTCCTGGTGGCAGGCCGCGTAGCCAGCGATGTCAATGGCAGCGTCGTCGGTCGCCGCTGGACCCATCTGGCGGGCGATCTTGTCGAGCACCATGACGAGAGCCCAGTCGGCCGCGGTGAACGTCGTGCCGAACGCCGCGTTCACCAGCGACGCCGTCCTCTGGAAGTGTTCCGTAGGCGGCCCGTACTTGCCGTGCCTGTCGCGGATCGTGGCGATCGCATCCCGCAGCGTCTGCTCTGCCGGCGAGACGGTCTGGAATCCCGGCTCCCACTCGGCGTAGGTCTCGCTGAGCAAGGAATCGCCCCGCTGCCGCTGCAGCAGGTGCTCGATGTACGGCACGTCCGACTCGTCGTTTTGCGTTTCCTCGGTACTTGCGACAACCTGCCGAGGTTCCGTCAACGGCGAGTACCCGACCATCTTCGGGTCATCGGCTGGCGTGTTTCCCAGCCGCTCGTGCACTGCCGCCTTCAACGCGGCGTTTGCTTGCTCCAGTGTCGTCGTCATGTTTGCTCCTCAGGTCTGGAAAACTGACAGCATGCGGCGTGCGTCAAGCCGACCTGACCGTGCCGTCCAGCATCACGCGGTAGTTCTGCACGTCGAATGCACCGCCGTCGTGAACGGTGACCATGGCGAAGCCGTGGTTCCATCGGTTGAACTTGCTGTACTCGGGCCGCAAGTCGCAAAGACAGCCGGTGGACCAGCACGCCGTTTCGTGGTGCCACATGTTGCTCTCGGCGTGATTGCTCGTGCGGTGGGAGTGGCCAACCAGACACGTCGAGAGTGTTCGTAGGAACGCCCCTCGGGCCACGTTCACCGGAGCCGCCATGCCCTTCGGCAGTTCGTGGCCGTGGAGCACTGGCAACTTCCCGAGCATCACCGGCCGCTGGTCCTCGACAAGCTCAATGTCGTTTTCCTTCAGGTCCAGCCAGGCCGTCAGGCTCATCCGTGGATCGTCGCTGATTTCGGCGGCATGCTGAAACAGCCAGTGCTGCCACCTCTCCTCGTGGTTGCCGCACTTCAGGACGATCGGTATGCCGGGGAACTCGTGCCGCAGCCATTGCAGGAACGAACGCACCGCCTCAAGCTCGGCCTTGAAGTCCCGCCGCTTGGGGTCTTTCATGTACCGGCTGATGGCGTAGAAGTCGGCGATGTCGCCGTTGAGCAGCAAGGCGGCGAGACGCTGCGTCTTCAGATGGCCAACGGCTGCAGCGACGGCAACCTCAGAGTGATACGGCACATGCACGTCAGACAGGATGCCGACCGGGCCAGTGACCTTGAGCACATGCGGCGTCCACGCCTCCGTCATGGCCCGAGGCATTGAGTACAGGTGGCCGTTCGTTCGTGCCGGGCGAGGTGCCACTGCCTTGGTATGCCGTTGATCGTGCACGCCGTTGCGACCAAACTGCCGCATGATCCGTTTGCGGGCTTGCTCAAACGTGATCGCGTTGTTGGACTCGGCCACCAGCCGCCTCGCCAGCGAACGAGTGTTGGCCTCAGGGTGCGTCGTGCACAGCCGCCTAGCGAGTTCCGTGATTGGGTCGCCTGCCATTGGCACGCTCCTTCGTTGTTGGCTTCTTGCCTGTGCTTCGCCTCAACACCACATTGCCATCCTCGTCGGGGACCGGGTTCGGCCCCTCGTCGTCGTCGTCGTACTCGGCGTCGTCCATGCTGCTGTGCACGGCCGGCTTCTTGTCCTGCGGCGTCCTACGCTTTGCCATCGCCCCGCCTCCTCGCGTTGCTGATTGCTCGCCTGACGATGACCGTACCAGCGGCGTCGAGGAACGGCAGGCTGCGTTTCGTCGCCTCTTCGCGAAGCCAACCGACGATCAGCGGCACGTTGGCCGCGCACCAGTCGCAGCCGCGGCGGTCCATCTCCTCCGCTCTGGCTGTGCACTTGCAGCCTGGCTCGGCCTTGATGCCGATGCGGCCGAGGAGCCGCTTGAGTTCCGTCCCTGGGCCGTAGCCGACCGGCCTTGGCTTCCGCTGCACCGTGATGATGATGCGGCCGTCGGACTCGGTGTCGTCGCCGAGCACCTGCCGCACAGCGGCCAATACCCGGTCGTCGTCGGGCTGACCGCGGAACGTGACGACGGCGGTGCCTGCCATCAACATTTCCCCCCGCTGGCGCCGGCGTCGCAACAGTCTTGCGGCATCAGTTGCCGATCGCCGCCGTCAATCTCGTGCCGCACCTGCTTCCACTGGTTGCCGGTGCAGTTGGCGTTGTTCCAGTCGGCAATGCAGTCCGCCTCGCTGTCATAGCCGTAGGCCGCTTCCCACAAGTCGCCGGTGTCAGCATCGACGCCGATGATCGGATTGAGCACGCACGGGCAGACGTAAACGATCGCCTTCCACTCCGTGACCACGTCTTCGCTGCCGCACTTGTCGGTGCGAGTCACAGTGATCGTGACCATCTTGCAATTCTGCGGCGGGCAAAACCCGAGAGGGTCAGAAGTGATCCCCGTGTACGGGTCTGCTTGCAACGGGCACGCAGGGTCTTGCGGCCCGGATCCTTGATGCGTGAACTCCCAGTCCACGGTCTTGGCGTAAAACCGCTTGTCGTCGGTTGCCGGGTCGCAGTCGTATTCGTATGCCGGCGGGTTGGCGCACGAACCGCAGTCGTCTGCTTCCTGCCACGGCAGGGCTGGCAAGTCGTTGCGAGTGCCGCGGACAAACAGCGCGTCGGCAATCGGGTCGCCAGTGGAAGAACCGGCCTTGAACACCAGTTTGCGGATGTCCGGCGTGCCGGCCCCGGTGAACTGGCCGCTGCCCTTGTAGTGCGTC